TAACACGTTCCGTAAGATCTTGGAACTTCATAGTGGACGCAGAACAATTTTTCCAATCGTCGAGCATCAGACCTTGCAACGGTTGCAAAGCAGTATAAAGATAACCATCGCCCTTCGTAATTATTCTAAACTTTCCTGGTTCAGGAATAGGAACTACATCAACATCCAAAAAAGCCGGTCCTAAGACAGACTTTTTTGCGTTTTGGTACGTGTCCTTACGCCAGGAATCTAAAGAGATCTGCAGAGCTCTAAGTTTCCCCAAAGTCTCTGCCATTTTGCCGCTCAAGCTCTCAAGTAGATTAAAAGGTTCAAACAAACTTAACGCTCCGCCATTGAGGCGCGAAGCTTGTAAGCAAGCTGAACCAGAGGGTATCAATTTCGTGGGTATTGATTTTTGATCGTTAGTTGACTTAAAAACCTCTAAAGAAGTCTTTTCAATCATTAAACTAAGATCAGAAGGCAATACGCCATGAAACTCTCCTATTCTTTGACTATGTTTGAGTAGAGCTTGGTATTTCTTTTGTTGGCCAAGAACCGGCCACATTCTCTTAGATCCTTTTTGAAGGGAATAGATAAAGGAAATGTCATGCTTTGCGATAGAACGAGCAATGAATCGTCTACACCATCCAGAAAATAAGGAATCTGTGATCCATGTATCGCGAATGGGACGTTGTTCGTCGCCGAACGCCTGACACATGTAAGTATCGAGCCAATATTTCAGAAATGTTTGCTCCCTATTTTCAGAATCAGTATACTTTATGATAACAGTCATTGTTTTCCGCATTGATTGGATCATACGGTGAAGTTCATGATTTGAGAACCATTCATGGATACGCATAGATCGTCTGGCTACAAATGGCCAGATTAGGCTTTCTAGTAGTGAACGCTGATCACTTGTTGTGATCATTCCTTCAACAGATCGTTGAAGAATGGTGAGCACGAGCGGTCCGGCAGATCTACTGGAAACGTCTACCTTATCACGCATGCTAGCAGCATCTTTACTGCCAAAAGCGCAGTCGAGATCGCCGAGGATATTCTTCCTTAAACAAGAAGAACTATAAATAGCTCCTCCGCGGCTAGTGGATTGGTGCGATTTTCTCCAATCCGTTGTTTCATTTTGAGTACGTTCTTT